ATTACGAATACCTCCCCAAGCATCTTTATCAAGACAAATTAGAGATTACTCAGCAGCCTCTTCGCCTTTCTTACCACGAACCATAGGAGTCTTATCCTCAACAAACTCAAGAGGATAAATAGTCAGAGTGACATTCTCCTTACCATTGTTATACTCAGCCTCTTCGGGAGCATCGAGCTTAACATCAAATACACGATTGAAGTTAGTCTTATCCTCACCCAGGTCAGCCTTAAGAGCATCCCAAATAGCAGTATCGGTAAAGTTCAGCTGCAAACCAATACCTGTAGCCTGAGCAGTAGCAGCAGTCTTAGAACCAGCAGCAGCAGGACATGTAGGAGAAGGAATATCCTCAGGAGTCAGAGCAGCAGCGAGTTCCTCATCAGAAGCACCATCAAGACCCTTAGCAGCAGCGAAAGCAGCCTTATCTTCCTCAGACATAGCGGCAATCATCTCAAGACCATGTTCAGCAATCTGAGCAAGCTTCTCTTCCTTAGTAACACGAATAGTACTCAGCAGAGGCTCACCACTACGCTTAAACAGAGCAACACCTTTAGCAATATACCAAACAGTCTGGTCTTTAATAAGAGCTTCCTGACCTTCGGGAGTATTAATATCCCAACCATTCTCATTACAATAGTTGACAAGTTCATCAGGCTGACTCTGAATCAAAGCCTCAATACCAGCAATGTTATTAAGGAACATAACATTCTCACCTGCGGCAATAGCAAGAGCCTTAGATACAGGACTTGTGATGGTAAATTGACCAGTTGTACTCTTAGCAATAAGCTGAGGAGTTGCATTCATAAGACTAGACTTCTGACCTGCCAATACGGCGTTTACATTAAACTTAATTCCGAGTTTCATAATTGTAGGAATTTAAAAATTAATAAAATAAAATGAATTAACACTATGTAGTTTAGAACCACATTTTCAATATTGACTATCCTTTGTTGTTTCTAGATAATCCTCGTTAAGGAGAGTATAGTCTTGACCTTCAACGAGAACTTGTTCAGAGGTTTCCATGACGCCTTGAATAACATCACTTGCGATATCTCTCGAGCCTAGAGTAAAAGCTCTATGCCCAATCATAACACGAGCATATTTTTTATAAGTATCTTTTTCAAAGAATCCAGCAGCTTGTGCTTCTGTCAAAGAAAAATGACTTATAGCAGTTTGCTTGGTTATACCACCTAAGTTTTTAACGTACCTTGTAAATGTATATTCTGTAACAAAATCTATAGGTTGGGCAGGTATCCTAATAATAGGAAATTTACCCTCAGATTTAAGCTTTTCAGCGTGAGCTTTATTTATAGCTTCAACACATTGAGCAGAAACCTGAAATTCATTATAGATTCTATTGGCTAAATCTTTATACCATTTAACAGGATAAACACCAACTTTTTCGTCTTTATTAGTCTTAGTAAATTCCTCAGCTTCTTTAGCAGTACGACATCTAACGCAATATTGAGGAAGTTGCGTTTCAATATAAATCGTATTACCGTCAGTATACTGATACTGAGGAGCATAATCTTTAGTGCATTCCCAAGTTACTCCTGCCCTCGATAATAACGACTTGATGATATGAATATCTACACCAGTCTTACCATTTATAACATGGATATGTTCAAGACAAGAACTAAAAGGGAGTTGAAGGTCATTTGCTCTCATAAGAACAGCTAAACCTTCTTGCACGTTACTAATTCCACTTTTAGGACTTCCCATAACTCTCTTGATAAAGTTTTCAGCAGCAACAAGTTGCTTATCATCAAGAAGTTGTAGAACTCTTAGACCAGTAGCAGTATCTTTATGTTCAATACTCAATGCACGAGTATTACCGCCATTAGTTTTCTCTAATTTGTCCATTATTTCAAAGAGCGTTTTGTTTAACTTTTACACTGCAAAGATACAAAAAATATTTCAATCTGCAATGATAAAATCAAATTTATTTCCATCATCAGCATTAAATTCACTTTTATTAACTATTGTGTGCGTTTCTGTCATCGGTTTGTTAAATAACCTTTGTTGCTCAATAGTGTTTCTGCAAAAGATAGAAAATAATTTTATTTTACCATTACGAATATGAATATTACTTAATCTATAAAGATAAGATTCTATATCTTCACATAATGGAGATGTAATTATGATAACATCTACTTCTACACATAGAGATTTGTCTGGAGCATTAGATAAACTCAAACAATTAATCATTCCTAGATTAAACTTATCTTCATTAAGACTCATTTGCGCTCTAGCACCCATAGATTTACGTTTGCCTTTTTCTGCACCACTCTTAAAGTAAATAGGTCTACTATAAATGTCAACTGCATCAATATTATCTACTTTATTGTGATAGTTTCCACAAATATCAGTTTCAGAATTATTATTTAAAAATGCTGTAACTTTATTTGCGAATTCACCACGTTTACTTATAATAAGTATTTTATCCCCAGAATGTTCTTTAACCAATTCCAAAACTTTTTCAAGCTTACCTTCATAGTCAGCTAAAAGATTAGTTCTATTGCGTATAACTTCATAAGTTTGTGAAGCTCTATCTCTAAGATTATTAGGATTATAAAGTTCATCTATTTGCCTATTATATTCAAAAGACATATCAAGATGTTCATTCCATCCGTTTTCTTGAGCAATTTGAGCACAAATAGTAGCAGAAGAAATATTTAGTACTGTGTTACCAATACGAGCTTGTTGCATAATATCAAAAGAACCAAAGATATTAAGACTAGTTTCAATATATTTACAATAATATTGATAAAGTCTATAAATTTCAGTATCTTCAGGTATTACTACATCAATCAATGTTTCTTCTACGGGGGAGCTTACACGCAATGCATCTATTTCAGCTTGCTTAAAGCAGTCAAGAAGAGGTGCAAATTTATACAATTGAGTACTATCTGCATTTTTGGAAAAGAGTTTATTAAGAACTACAAGACGATATTTACATCTATCTATATATAAAGCAACACCTGAATTATAACTATCAGGTCTATACCAAATACATAGAGTAGCTGAACTATTCCAACTACCACTGTTTAGAAATTGAATTGTAAAGACACGAATTAATTTAGTATCAATAAGTTTCTTAAATTCAGTATTATTTTCTTCACTATCGGTATTAGTTAGAAATTCTATAAGTTCTTTCCTTTGTCCAAATTCGTTAACTATAATAACAGTTGTAGCAGTAGGACTTCTTGCATACAGTCTTGTTAAAATATCATATACTAACACTTTATCATTAAGAGGGGCTGGAACAAATGCAGTTCCAACCCCTTTATTATCTCTCCAATTAAGTGCAGCATTTTCAAATATTTCGTCAGCTGTCATTTTAATAGAATTTTCTCATAATTAATTAAAATCATCTTCATCAAATAGAGTAAGATAGTCTTTAGAATATTTCTTAAGAAGAAGTTTACCAGACTTAATACCTTTTTTAGCATCAGCTTTCGTTGTAGATGAAATACCAAGTTTAATCGGGTCTATAATCTTATATGCTTCTTTATAATAATATCCATAGTCTATATTTCTCTCTTCTATTGGCTTATCATCTAAAGAATTAAGAATTTGAACTGGAAGACCAGATGCAAGTTTTTGCCGTTTATGGTCATTAACATTTTCTTTTTGTATCACCACCCCTTTAGTAGAAACATAGAATCTAACGTGTCGCTGACTATGAACAGTAACAATTTTGTTATTTTCTATAGTTTCATAAACTACTTCAAATTGTCTACCAACATTCTGAGTTTTACAAAAATCAAGAATATCAGTACTTTTCTGAAGAGTTTCCATTACAGGAATATTATGATAAAGATATTCGAAAATAGCTTTTGCTACAATAGGCATATCATAACCTTTCTTCAAATCTTTAAGATATTGTTTGGGGTCTAATGCACCTTTAGCATCTACTTTTTCATCAGGCCATACAGCAAAATAATTATTTACATCTCTAGCAAAATATGCTTTATAATCTTCGCTATCAGCACCCATCCTATTAGTTTCATTCCAACGTTTTGTTATATAATTAAAAACTTCTAATTTATCTTTTGGAAGTTTAATAACGATACCATCAGTGTTTGCACTAATAACATGAATACCATTTAATTCTAATTCTTCAACAAGAGTCATTGTCATTAACTGACCATTGATAGTAACTTGAAGTTGAGCAAATCTATCATAAAGAAACGATAGTTCACTTCCAAATTTACCATAAATAGAATTAATAACAATCTTAAGAATTTCTGCTGCAATCTTATTAGGAACTCCAGCAATAATATAACCTTCAGAGTCTGCTGTATGCTTACATTTAACACGAGTATCACGAAAGTATCGAACCATATCCACAAAAACTTTATTGTTTAAGTGTTTAGGTGCAATATTATAAGATACAACTATAGAAGGATAATAACTATTATAGTCAAAATGTTTATAAATATATTTGTCATTAGACTCAAGTACAACAGGTACATCTTGAGTATGGATTCCTCCACACGCAAGAGTATAAGTTGTACCATAAAAAGTTATTTCTCTACAAAAGTCATCTTTATTAGTATGATATACATACACTTTCATCATATCTTCAAGTAAATCTTGAAGTTGTTTAGTCTTAAATTTAATATGAGGGAAAATAATCTTATTGAAACTAAGACGAGTTCTTTCAGTACGTCCTTTTTCAAATTGACTTTGATGAAGTCCACTCATTTTAGAATAAAAGGCTATAGTAAGCTTATCAGCAATATTAGCACGAGCACTACATAGAACATTAACTTTGAAAGCCTGGGTTATCGAATATCTCAATTTAATTTCATCAGGCTTTTGTCTAGCCATTTCACAAACAAGAAATACGTCATTTTTATTATAATAAAGCATTGGCTCTATATACTTAGGAAGAACATATCGTTCAAAATCGTTAGTAATAAGTTCATTTAGATGTTCTAAACTCATACCACGATATCTATCAATAGTTTTCCAATAAGCATTGTATTCTTCTTCGTCTATAGGCGGGAGAGTAAAGTCGAGTAGTTCATGCCATTTAAGATTAATAGAAGTCTGTTTAAGACTTTTACCAAACTTATTACGGTTACCTTCTTTATCAACTACAACACTTGCAGAATGAAGACCATAAACACGCTGAAGGTCAACAGTAGCATATGGAAGTTTGTAATACTTAAGTAAGTCTATATCTTTATCTCCATAAAATGCATCTCTATCACCTTGAAGTTTAATGATTTTCTGACTAAGATTAAATAGATATTTAATTAAATTCTTAGTACTATCATAGCGATTATAATGCATCATAAAACCTTTTATCATAAGGTCATCATATCCTTGATTATTAAAACCAAATAAATCAGTTCTAACAGGAATCTGAGTAACATTACCGTTTTCATCCTCTTTAGTATCATAATGAGATTGCATATTGTTAATATAAGCAACTAATTCAACTAATTGAGAATCATCGGTATCACTAATCCAAAAGATTTTACTTTTAACTTTATCAAGACGAGACTTAATCTCAGCTACAGAAAGTTTCTCTGGTAATGCTACAGGTTTACCTTTAGCATCAACACAATCTGAAAATGTTTTCATATAATCTTGTAAATCTACAAAAGTAACACTAAAGAGATTTACGAAAATTTCAACATCACATCCGAGAGATTTAATCATATCTTGATTAATGATAAAGTTTATAACTTAATTGTTTCTACTACTTTCTTTGTTATAGTTCCCTCATAGCCACGAGCTTTAAGCTCATCTATAAGTTCTCTACTTGTGAAATCTTTAAATTTATCTGTTGCACCAGATTCTCTTCTACGACAGTCATTACATATCTTACGATAACCGCTAGCATATTTCTGAAAATGACTAAGAGGAAGTTCTTGACCACAACATTCACATTTCTTTAATTGTCCTGTATATTCAGGTTTGACATCTATCTGACACATAGTTTATTTGCCAAATTTTAAATAAAGTTTATTTTTACATCTACTTGCAGCCACATATAGTCTACGATTAACTTCTTCAGCATCAGAATAAGGATATCCGTTTCTATCGAATACAATATCATTAACATCAACTAAAGACGTATCGAAAGTAGAACCTTGCATAACCTATATACTTTCATATATAGCCTGACTATATCTTATACTTTAAATAAATTCATAATTATCAGCATATTTCTTTGTTAGCCAATAATATCCATAACAAACTTGAAAATCTAAATTACTACCATTTCGCATATTAGCATGATTAATAGCTTTTCTAACATTAGACCAAGCATTTATTTTATTAAGAAATTCATTTATTTCAAAACCATAATAAAATACTTTCCTAAGTTTCTTTCCACTAATACAATTAATAGCATAAATAGGTTCTTCTAGTTTTTTAGTTCCTGGATTACCTAATCCTTTTCTACTTGCAGATAAATTATCTGCAAAGTTTTTAGATTTAGGTTTACCTTTTAAGGCTTTTGATATTTTTTCACCCATAGCTTTAATATCAGTATCTGTTTTATATTTATGAGTATTTCCACCTCTTCCACCATCAGTTTCATTCAAAAGATTTGGATTAAGTTTGAAATATTTATTAATATAATATTTTTCCCAAAAATTAACACTTAGTATAGATTTTGTGTCATCTATTTGTTTTAATAAAACACCAGTAACTTTTAATGGCAATATAGATTTAAGATATTCAAAACGTTTATTATTATTTCGTCTACCATAATCTACTTCATTTAAATGCCAATAATGTTGTTTAACTCTGTATTCTATACTATGGGAAGTAACACCAATATAAACTATTTGTCCATCAATAGGACTAACTAATCCATAAATATTATAAATCATACTATATTGTTTTTAGTAAAACCTATGCAAATTTATGAAAAGTTTTTCAAAATACCAAATGAATTTTATGAAAAGTATTTCCCCGTTTCGATTATTTAACACTTTAGATAATCTACTCTCTTTCGAGATAGTCGATGAACTTTACTCGTAATACTTTCACAAGTATTTCTTAGAGTCTTAGCTGCTGATTGTCACATAATAATAGTTTTTTAAGCATTCACACTTAGACTTTCGTCTTATGTTGTAGCACTATTATCTTCGCGAAGTTCCAGCAATTAGAGGAATTTTACAAGAGCCAAGTTACTAACTCTTATGAGAAGTTAAAGAAAAGCCATAATCTAAATCTCTACTAAACATTATAGTTCCATTAACTGGATTTATAATATTAGTAAGAAGAAGACAGGCTTCTTTAAAAGCATAATAATCTCTCCATTTCTGAGCTTTAAGTGTAGACCTAGAAGATTTAGCAGCATCAATCAAACTTTGTGAAATTTGAAGATATTTCTGAATACTAAATTTATCACTATGGTCTACAACAAATAATGAAGTAGATATATCACCACCATGAATAGCTTGAAATCTTACAACAAAACCTTTCAATCCAAACTTAGGATGAACAGAATTTGCTATATCTTTAAGAATATATTCTTCAGAATTCTTAATAATACAATCGTTAAATTGATTTACAATAGTTGTATAGCTAATAATCAAATCATTCTTCGTAAGTACAGATACATCGCTATCAGCTATAATTGCATTTCTAATAAATTTATTCCATTTAGAAACAGCCATATTAGTATATGCTATAACTTTAGCATAATCTACATTACGAGTTAATTCTTCATCATTAAAATTGTTATAAACTATTTTATCAAACTCTTCAGGAGTGCAAACTGCATATCCTTTAGTATAATCTTCATTAAACTTTTCTCTAAAACGTTGAATATGAGTTAAGAAATTATAAGTCTTATGCTCGATATCATATCTTAGAAGTTCAAGAAGATAACTAACAGGATTGTCTTCACCTTGCCTAACAATTTCTTTAAGAGCAAAAGTCTTAGTACCTTTGAAGGCAGAACTATACTTCTCATTAACAGGAGCTAATTGAGAACTATCACCGATATAAATGATTTTACATTTATTAGTAATACAAGTTCTTTCAAGAAAAGTACAAAGACCTCTATTTATCATAGAGGCTTCATCGACAATATAAAGTTTATAATTTCCAATCTTAATCTTACCTTTTGGATCAAAAGGAGGATTATTTAAATCAAACTTCTCAACATCAAAATTAAGACGAAGACCTAAATCAGATTGCAAAGTATTTGCTTTGATACCGGGAATATAAATACTTTCTCCTAGTACTCTACAAGCTTTATGTGTAGGTGCAGCAAGACCAATCAATGAATAAGATGTAGCACTATTAAGAATTAATGCTTTGACAAGATAAGTCTTACCAGTACCCGCAGCACCAGTTAAAGCTCTTTTATAGTCTTTTGGGTCAAAAGGACTATCAATAAACTCTATAAGTTTATCATAAGCTATTTTTTGGTCGTTTGTAAAACTACTAATACTTGCTCTATTAGTGTTTACTGGATTTATAGGAATAATACTCATAATTAATCATCTTCAGGATGTAAAACATCCATATTATAACCATCAACTCCAACAAGACTTTTGAAATCAAACTTCTTAATGCCGTTATCTGTAACAATATAACCTCTTACAATCCAATTAGGAGCAAAAGGAATATATTGTTCAGGAAGTCCTGGCATATATTTAGCGTTAATTTCGCTTCTTATGAAACGAGTACGTCTACCATGTTTATCAACAGTTCTACGAAATACATTAGTTTTACATGTTAAATCATAAGATCGCTCAGTAAATTCAAGAACTCTTAAATCAGGATGAACTGGGTCGTTTTCCATATTTATAGAAACTTTAAAAGTTCCATCTTCATCTTGAAATACTTTACCTTTTACAATCTTGTTAGTAGTACGTTTAATACCATCAGAAGTTCTATTACGTTTAGGTTTAGGAACAGCTACTTTGAACGGTATTAGTTTAAGTAAACCCATAACTACTTCTTTTTAGATTTCTTAGTCTTATCAGTTAATTGATATTCTTTCTTAATTTTCTTTTGAGCTCTAGCATCTTGCTGAGAATTATCATTAAACTGAGCATAACTGCTACCAGCTTGATTATTCCAAACAAAATGCCAACCACAATACTTAGTAAGAAAGTCAATTTTACCCCAGAGATGAATGCCGATAACAGCACTCTTAGCACATTGTAAGGTTTTACTAGAATAATCAACCTTACCAATTTTAGAAAAACTTCTTAAATCTTTGTTTTCGTCATGTTTCATACACTTTACAACAAAATTAAAATTAATATTAATACTAATATCAGCTCCCCTGTAGAGGAAATGATACCTTATCTGTCAATAATATCAGTAACTTCTTTATCAAGTTCTTCTCTACGGGCGTTGTGTTTAACTATACGCTTATATAAGAAGAATTGTTGCCAAGTAACTTTATTCAGCTTCTTCTTCAGTCTTAATCTGTTAAGTCTTAAGAGAGCTTTAATCGCTAGTTTTACTTCATCTTTCATCTTTATTAGAATTAATTGTTACCCTAACTGGATTCGAACCAGTAATTTCAGAACCAAAATCTGACGTATTTCCAATTATACTATAGGGCATTACCATTTTGTTATTCTAGATATAAATCATCAAATATTACAAAAGGTTTATCTGTATCATAACTCATGTTAGATACATGATTACACTCGCAAGAAGCTTCTTCGTACTCATCCTTTCTATATTCTTCTTCACAGAAAGTAGCTATAGCTTCTTTTGTGTTTCTAGCAGCTACATAAGCAGCACCACCACAATAAAGTGCAGTTGGAGCAATTCTAAATACTTCCATCATATCTTTCTTTAGGAATTAAACGTACATCTTTATCAGCATCATAATATGATTCTTCTAAGAACCAATCCTCAGTCATATAATCTTGATATTCAGGCCAAGGAAGAGCAACATATAGAGATATATTATCAGGCATAATATCTAAGTTTAAGTTATTCTATATTTTGAAATTCGATTTCGGACTGCCTATTTATTCAGCTTATTAATTAATCATCAAAGGTGTTTGAAACTAACATAAGCCGAATTAGGCACTAAATAGAGGATTTTATACATACGGAAGTGTTTGAAATAGCTTCAATCATCTTATTATATCTTTTATTTTTATAAACATCTTTTATTCTTTTAATACGAGTACCATAGTTTACATTATACTTTTGAGTACACCATTCTAAGTTTGTATAAATATTATTAGTTTTATCTTCATCTTTATGGTTTATTACAGTATAATTATTATAATTTGGTACAAATGCTTTAGCTACAAGTCTGTGAACAAAAATAGTATGTTTCTTACTATATTTACACAAACATACAACTAAATATCCATCTTTATTCTTTTTAAGTTTTAGTATTTTATATGTTTTTAAACTTCTAATTCTTCCTAAATTGCTAACTTGATAATTAGGATAATCAAATATATATTTCCAAACTTCTTCCATATAATATTAAGTCGTTGTAATTATTATCTTGCTATCAGGCGTAAACGCTGCCTTTTCAGACATACCAAGTTTAGAAGCAATAATGTTAAAATGATTAATCTCATATTTAAGACTATCATCATCAATATAATGATTCATATTCTTAGTATAATCTTCAACGCAATCTTCGCATAAAACTTCATTTATACCAGCAACATAGAAGATTTTCTTATGTTCAATAGAAGTGTTACAAGAACCACAAACTATAACATTAAGACAACCTGTTACTTCTACTCCAAAACCAAGACCAGATGCTTCTGCACCATTCATCTCGATTATAAGAAAATTCTTATCGTTTTTATATATCTTAGCCATAATATTCAAATTTAAATTAAAAGCACTCCTACTCTCACGAGCAAGAGTGCTATCATCTTCAATTATTGTATTAATTTTACAACTAGGCAGTTAAAGCACTGCAATAATTATAGCAATTACCGCAACAGCCGTCATCACATAAGTAGCAACTTTCCACATACCAACTGTATCAGTCAGAATAACAAGTTTCTTATTTTCTTCTTCGTAAAGAGAACGATTATCATTAGATTCAATCTTAAGAGCATCATTCTTTTCTTGAAGAGTCTTAACTTGGTCTTTATAAGATTCAAGAGCCTGACAAGTTCCTTCCATATCAGAATCAAAGTTCTTAACACGAGTAGAAAGATTATTTACTTCACCTTTAAGATTCTTAATCTGATTATTCAGACTACGCTCAATCTTATCCTTCTTTAGAACAATCTGGATAAGTTCATCATTACTCTTTTTGTTAAGTTTTGTTTCTCTGCCCTTAACAGCGGCAGTTTTGCCATTTTTTGCCATAGTTTTAAAACGTTTTAAATTAATAATCATGCCTGTTGTCACAGGACTTTGTTTAATAGTACTCTCAACGAGAATCGAACTCGTATGCCAAGAATGAAAATCTTGTATCCTAACCATTAGATGATGAGAGTGAATAAAAACCGCTTAATTAAATGTTATATTAATTATAACTTAAGCGGTTTGCTCGGTATAAGTGTTAAGTATATTGGTACCTCTTTTACGACAATCGTCAACTTAACCTGTATAACCACGAGTTGTGGACTCAGCAAGGATTGAACTTGCGACCTGATGATTATGAGTCATCTGCTCTAACCAACTGAGCTATAAGTCCTTAACCTTTATAGTATTTAATTATACTTTTATTTCCTATTCTATCTTTAACAGGTATATTTTGATATCTGTTACCACATTCTCTAGAACAACAATAACGACCTCTATCTACATATCTTTTTTCTTTGGAATATATTTTACCACAGACAGGACATTTTAATAATGCATAAGTTCTACCTTTTTCTTGCATATGATGTTTTATGTGGTCTACATTTGTAGTAATTTCAAGATTAGATATATCGTTATTCTTTTTATTGCCGTCTTTATGATGTATTACTTCATCTTTAGTCAACAATCTACCTATATGATTTTCTACAATAACTCTATGATGAAGAACATAACCGTTTTTAGTAGCATTAGGATGATTAGGAACTAAAGCATAAATATAATCACCTTTGCTTATTAACTTTTCTATTTTCCACATATTATTTTTATTTGTGAAGCCAGAAGGATTCGAACCTTCGACCTAAACATTAGAAGTGTTTTGTTCTGTCCTCTGAACTATGGCTCCAGCAGTGGTTACAAAACTTAGTTGCTTGGCACCCAAGAACATCACCACCAATAGTGTTTTTGGCAATATCAGCAAATTACTCAAATTCTATATCACAGTCATCATCATCTTCAACCATCTTAGTGCCATAAAGGTCTATATCGTCAAAGTCTTGATTAACCGTTTCAGCATCCATTTCAGCAATATATTCTTCTTCCATAACTATATTATTTAAATAATGTACGGGTACAAATATAATAAATAATACCGATATAGAAAAAGAATTTGCTAATATTTAACTTACTTTAATATTTCGGGATAGTCATTGAAGCTAACATCAGAATAAGAATTAGCATAAGACACGTCGTCACGGTCTTCGTTGACTTTCTCAAGATATTGAAAGTTAATGCGAATAGTACAATCAATATTATCTACAGAGTCAACAGAGATGTTAATTATATTATATTTCTCGTGCTGATATATAAGACGATCAAGATGATTTTCAACCCACTTAAGATTTATTTTATTTGGAGTGACAATAGCATCTTTATCGACAAGCATATCGACAATATGACCTACTTTTTGGTCATTATAGTCATAATTTCTACCAATGTGTTCAACTAATGCTTTAAGAACATTGTCTTTAGTCTCTTTTGTAGCAGCCATTAGAACTGCTTTAAAAATCTTTGGATTAATCATACCTTGTTTTCTTTCTTACCTTTATAGTCAATACCTAATTCTTTACATATTTGTTGAGAGATTTCAGGACCAAGATAAGTTCTTTTGTCTTTACCATTCTTATCTTTTCCTTTAATTACAAAACAAGAACCTTTGCTAGAAATATAAACAGGATATTCATTTCCTTTACTATCTTTCCAGGTAAACTTTGTTTTCACAGGCTCAGTTTTAACAGTTTTGGTACTTACAAATGTATTACCTTCACGAGTATAATTCTGAGCATAAGTTGGTACTCCCACTAATAGCAAGAGCACCAACATAATATATTGTCTAAACTTTTTCATTCTTCATCTCTAAATTTAAATTCTTTTTTACGAATAGTATAATCAGAAGGATTATCTCCACAACAACGACGAAGTAAGTAAGTAAATTCATCTCTTTCTTTAGGCGTTAAACCTTCTTCATCGTCTTTTTTGTTAAGATAATCATAATGCTTTTCATCTTCTTCATACTTAGTCATTTCCTCTTTAGCAAACTTTTCAGCATTCTCTTCATGATGAAAAAGATTATCTAAATCATCTCTTCCACCATAAAATAATTCTTCATCAGCACTTGGAGGATAAATCCAATGAATATAATAAGCAATCATAATATCTTAATATTCTATTAATAACCTACCTTTTTTACTAAATATATAAATATCAGCATCTTTTGAGAATCTAGTACCATCTTTTACAATGAAAACATTATTATTCTCAATAGTTTCTATATAAGAAGAGAATTTCTTAATTATACTTCCTTTGTTATCATAAAGAATGTTCTTATATATAAACATATAATCAGAAATAACACAAGGAGCACCATCGAAACAATATGATTCTTTGGTATCAAATATAATTTGTCCAGTTTCACCACTAACAACTACAATATTCTCATGCATAGTATATTTAGGATACTTACGATTACCTTTTCGACAAGAATCTAAAATACTAGGTTTAATTTCTTCAATAGTTCTCTTAGATAAAACTAGAATGCCTTTGTATTTATCTCCAAGATAACCATATTTAGTATAAAGTGTTCTATCAACTATTTTACCATCTTTATATAAATGATAAAAAGTTATTGGAGAACTACTAATACATTTACCTGGTTCAAAAGGAGAAATCCTTAGTTCAATCATATATTAATACGTTTTGGACTACCAATCATTTTATTCTTAGCAAAGTTAATAACTGCAAGAGCATAAGCTCTACGTTCACTACTTGTACTAATAGTAAGCGGATGAGCTAATTTATCACGCTTATTAGAAGATTCATAAAAGTAAATCATAAGTTGTAAAATTAAGTTGTGTTTATTAAAGATTTTTATTTTTCGAACTTTATAGAAATTCCTAAAACTTGTTCTTTAGTTTTAGTTGTAATTAGTAAATTACTTTGAGATAAACTCACTATAGAACTAATTTGAAGTATAGGTAATTCTTTTTCACCTGATTGAGTTTTAATTATTGCTTTCATAAGACTTTCTAATTTATGTCATAACAACAAAGATAAAGTAGATAATCTTGTACCTATTGGCTTTGATTCCGAAAATCTAAATCATCTTCGCTGCTATGACTGTTACAATACATTTCTTCTAAAGGGGAGCTTATACAAAGAGTGAAACTACACAAAGACATACTATTCCAGATAATGCAAACATAACTCTCCAAAATATTGTTTGAGTTCGTATTGATAAATTCCAATGTTTCATAGTTCACATTACTTTCATTATATATCTTGCTAATTGCTTTTCTTTCTCACTTCCTGATGATATTATGTCATCATATATTGCTTTAGCTTCTTTGTATGCATCACCAGCTAATGCTGATACAAGTTGTGAAATCTTACTCATAGTTGTAATATATTAAATGTTGAAATTAATTATATTATAATCTATGTTGTATTTATCACACAGATTTATCATATCCTTAGAATTAAACCAATTATTGTTGAGCTTTTTAAGTTCATTTGGAGAAAGAAGAGTCTTATTCTCTTTAAGAAGATGCTTATAATAAAGACATTTATACCATTCTTCTTTTTCTTCTAAGAATTTAATAACTCTAGTAACGGCTGTACATTCATCACCTAATGTGATTGATGCCATTGTTCCAGAATAAGCTTTTGATAAAGACTTTAATTCTGATTCTAACTGCTTTAAATTTTCAATTGTTGTCATAGTTGTAAATGTTATAAAGTTGAAGATGATGTTTGTATTATATCTAATATTTAAGATTATAATCTATTATAGTGTACCAAGTTTATTGAGTTGGCATTATTTGAGTAATATATTGTATATAATAGAGATGTTCGTGTTAAAGATAAGTTATATGACGCAGGCGTCAATGAATGAGAGTTTAAGAGTTTGGATAAGAGTGATAATGATATAAATAGTGAGAATAGGCATCATTAATTGAGATGGAGATGAGAGAGGTGATGAGAGTTTGTGCAAAAGAGTGTGCAATGGGACTGCCCCAAATAGCTATACTTATCCTCAAAATCCCACTAATACCCATACATTTGCACAAAATTTGCACAACTTCTCCTTAATTTAACCTTAATTTGAATTTATGCGCAACACAGTGTGCAAACAAAATGCTTATTATACTAATTCTAGTACTTATGTGTGCAATCGTTTGCACAAAGTGATAAAGTTAGTGCCACCATTATTGATAGCACTAACAATACACAAACATAACCTAAAACTAATACAACTATTATTCCTTATTATTCTCAAAGAAGATATAATCAAACATCTCTTCTCGAATTTCTTCATCGTACTGAATGCCTTTATCTTGCTCTATTTCAGCACAAAGTTCTTCGTGATACTTATTCATAACTTCCAAGATATTTTAGTTTGTTCTCGCATTGTCCACCAAGCTACTATTGCAAACATAGTTTCAAACAATCTCAGAGTAGTAGCACCACAAGATACTTCTGATTCATTCCATATCAGTAATAATAAGCACAATAGTGCTGTTACTGATTGAGAAAGTAAAAGTAATTTAACTGTATTCATAACTGCTTTAATTTAAGTTGCAAAATTAATTAATTGAAAACTTATGAGATAATAACGCTTATCTGATTTCAGTTTATTATCATCAGAACTTGGTTCTTTGATTGCGGTAGAAGTTGGTTCTTTGATTTCATTAGAAGGGTGAAATCAAGCAAAATCATTTGTGGCAATAGTGGAATCATCAATGTAACCATTACTACCACAATGAATGCTGATGATGCCACAAAGGACACCATCAGCAAGAGGACATTAGAAGCCAAGAGCACGGTCGAGACGAGCTGCAACACGTTCATCAAGACGAAGACTCTTGATTGTCTTGATGTAACCTGTGTTCTCGTAGGTGTAGCCGTCAACCTCGTCGTTAGCATTGACAAACTTGAAGTCAACAGTCACAGTAGCACCAGTGAGGAGTTTAATCCAATCCTCACCAGAAAGGTGCTGACCACGAAGACTACGAAGCTCGGCAATGTCAGGATTCAGAGGATAAGCCTGACGAGCAAGGTCAGAATAAGACATTGAGAAACTTGTGTCCTCAGTCTGAACCATTGCACCATTCTCATCAGCTTTGTAAGCTGGAACGTTTTCATTAACGTTGAAGAGAACTGATTCCTCGAAAGCAACTACATTAATAATCTTCATAGTTGTAATACGCTGTCCTAACAGCGGGCAATTAATTAATACGAGCACTACTGCCAATAGCACTCGTAGCAATAAAACTCTCTATTGCAAAAATTGGTTCTTTGATTCAAGTAGAATTGGTTTTTGAAAAAGTAGCCCCTGGGGGGGCATTAAAGTTAAGTTAAGAGTGGAGGGGAGTTCTGGCAATAGGTCCACTCTCTCACACTTATATCCTCCACTTTCCCATTTTCCTCACTTTTAAAGTTGTCATCTTTATCTCCAGCATCACCTGATTAACTTCAAATTTTTCTCAGCATCACCTGATTATTTATAAGCCCTTATTACATAATCTTAAAAATCCTAACTAATAAATCTTATATCATCTAAAGTTACTTTGTTCTCATTATATCTTTATTATACCTAACTCTCACCTTCATAAATTTTAATTCTATTATCACAATCGTATAATAAAATCTTCAATAAAATTAATCATTTCTAACTTTATGACAAAAAGAAAGGATAAGACTTTCACAAGCCCTATCCTAAATACTAATCATAACCTTGTAACTTTTATGAATTTGTTTTGTTTAAGACCACTGTCTTTATTAATACCAAAAACCCAAAACTATAAATATTACTACTAACCAAAAAAAAAATAACTATAAACTTCAAAATTAACAAGAATAAAATAATGTGTTTAAATTATTCAATAAGTATTTGTTATAAATTGTATTATCAAAATAAATATTATTAATTTTATTATTATATTTAATTATATAATTATTAATATTACTAATTTCTGGAATACTATTATCCCTAATAAATCTCCCTATTGGCAGCAAATTTACAACAACTTGAGCAAATTTGCAAATTTTTTAAGATTATTTAATAAAATATGTACTTTTGTTACTATTTCATATATTACTTATACTATTAATCCTGATGAAGTATTACTTAGATTATATTATTAATAGTACTAATGTTACTCGCTTTTATAAGCACCCCCATAGAAAGAATTGATGATTAGCATCAAGCTATTATTCTCATTATTACTCTTATTAATACTCTCACTAACTTTACTAATACTATGTTAATGAATGTTAATTAAAATATGTTAATATTAAAAAATTTCATTATATGGAATATTATCCTTATCTTTGCCTTAAATAGTGGTTGGAACATTAATTTAAATTATATTTTCTATGATTTATAGTCCTTACGGTATAACTCAACAAACTTATGATTACAGTCTTTATAGAACTGATAATATTACTGTCAGTGGATATAATGTCCCGACACATAATGCTAATAATACAAATGGGTAATCCCACATTATTAATTCTAAACATTAAGTAATTATGAAACATTTTAAAGTAAATGGTGCTTTAGGTAAGTTTGAACTAAACCTTCCTGAGAGTCTTGAAGAAATTTCTGTTGATTATTTCAAAGAATGTACTAATTTTGTACATCCTGCTCCTAATTATGCTTTAGTTGCTATTGTTTATAAGGATTCTCTGAACCTTATTCTTACAGCTAATAAAAAGAAAGAAGGAGTTAATGTACAAATTATTCCTGTTTTTATTAAGTCTGGTGAAACTGACTCTGAATTTATTAAAGGTATAAATATGGGAGATAAGATTGTTATCTCTGGTAGTGATCTTTCTATCGGTAATCATATAAACTCTCCTTATAATAAAATTACTCCTGATAATATTATCAGAGTTTGTCAGAATGCAGGTAGAGAATTTTATCAAAGTACACTTGAGCTTAATACTCCTATTTGTCTTGTTGAATTTAAGTTAGTTCCTATAGGTGCTATTCGTTCTAAACTTGATAGAACTAAGAATAGTTTTATTAATCCTTTTATTCATAAGGCTTTTACTGAAGGTGGGGAGGCTTAATCATCAACTTTCTCTACGGGGGAGCTTGTTAAGATACTGTTCTTACAAGAACCTCCGTAGATGATAAAAGAAATAAAATGACTGATACATATAAATTTCCAGGTGGTAATGATGTTAAAGTTCTTCGCAAAGAAGATATTATTAACACTATCAATTGCAACATTGTTGACAAAGAAGTAGCTTTGGCTATTGTTAAACAATGTGAGGTTGATGCCGCTAACTTTTTACGTAAAGGTCGTTGGACAGGCATTCCATTTATTGGTAGCATTAAAGTTCCTGATAGTGTTAAAATGGCTAATACTCCAGAACAAAAACAACTTATTAATGATGCTATCCAAACTGTAAGTTCTGAACAATTTGTAATGTTTAGAAGAGAACTTGCTTATAACAATGAAAAAAGAGCTAAAGCTACTAGATATTACAATTATGTTTTAAGTATTGCTGTTGCTAAAAACAGAAATTTATTTAAGAAGTTATGTAAAGAAAAAGGTGTGGGTTATGCTCGTATTCATTTCTTTCTTGCTTCTAGTATAACTGCTGTTGAAAATGAATATGTTCCTGTAGAAGATGAAAACGATAACTATTGATAGTTTACTTGTTGTTGATGATACAGGAATGCCTCAGCCTCCTGGAATTCGACAATTACTTGATAGAGATATTAGAACTCTATACACAAGAGATAAATCTCCTGATAAGAAACAATATATGGCAGAAGCTATTGTTATTTATCAGTTAGGTGACCCTAAATCTCCTGCTAGACAATCAGGTTTAAGTGAAAGAGAAGCTCTGACTTTTGCTAAAGAACAAGCTGGTCTTCCAGAAAATTATATACCTGATTCTTTAGTTATTAGACTTATTAAGAGATACGAAAATGAAAATCTTACTGAAGCAGGTCGTGTTGTAGAAAACATACTTCAGACTATTCATAACGTAAATCTTCTTATTAGTCATCTTAACAAATATTTTAATGACCAACTTGCTAAACCAACTCTTAGTGGTGAAGAACTTTCTGTTATGTTTCAAAATATAGCAGCAGTTAAAAAAGAAGCTGGAGATATTCCCTCTATATTGAAAAAGCTCGAAGAAGCTAAACAAAATCTTATGTATGAACAAGAAACAGAACTTTCTCGTGGAGGTAATGCTGTTTTAAGTTCAATGGACGCTGAAGATAATTAAGGTATGGAATATCATATATGTATAAAAAGATTTCCTAAAAAAGTAGAATCTTTACCAAATGAAGTTTGGAAGAATACTATATATGAAAAATATATGGTATCAAATTGTGGTAGAATTAAATCTATTCCTATAGGAAATAAACATGAAAAGATAGATGAACATCTTTTAATTCCGTCTATTGTTAAAGGTTATTATAGTGTTGTCTTGTATGTTAATAGAAAATTTGTAAATAAACCTATACATAGACTTGTAGCAGAAACATTTTTAGATAATCCCGATAATTATACTTGCATCAATCATAAAGATGAAAATAAATTAAATAATAATGTTGATAATTTAGAATGGTGTTCTTATTCTCATAATTCTTCATGGTCTTTGTCTAAACCAATAAACAAGATAGATATTGTTACAAAGAAAATTTTAGCTACTTACGAAAGTGCTATTCAAGCTTGCAAAGATAATAATATATCTACAAACTGTAATAATAACATTTTGGATTGTTGTAATAGAAGAAGACTTAATACTTATAGAGGTTTTATTTGGAGATTTGTAGGAGATACTGATTATTCATTTCCGTTCACAAAGCCAAAAATATTACAATATGATATGCAAGGTAATTTTATAAAAGAATATAATTCTGTAAAAGAGGCTGCTTTTGCAAACAATATTAAACCTTGTGGTATTTATAGGTGTTTAGAAAATAAATCTAGCTCGTCTAATAATTATATTTGGAAATATTATGGATAAAAGATATTCTAATAATTATTTATATTTTACAGAAGAAGGGCATAAATATAATGATGATTTGGGAAACATTTATACAAGTGTTACTACCTTAATTCATCAGTATGCAAATACTTTCGATGCAGATTATTGGGCTCATAAGAAAGCTAGAGAACAAGGTAAATCTGAAAAACAAATCCGTGCTGAATGGACTAGGATTAAAGATGAAGCTTGCGAAAGAGGAACTGCTACACATAATGGTATAGAAGATGCTATTAAAAGTGTTAGTAAGTTTAAAGAAGCTATAAAATACTTAGAAGAAACAAAGTCTGGAAGATGTGTTACTATCGCAGATATTCCTAATTTAATACCTAGACCTTTAGATGTTGAAGAATTTAGAGAAGCAACTAATAATAAATATCCCGAAATATATAGAGTCTTTGATTTCTATACTGAGCGAGGATATACTATCTACTCAGAAATTGGAGCATTCCTTATCGACTATCTTATTAGCGGAACTATTGATATTTTTTGTTATCGCCCTACTGATTTTGTAATCCTTGATTGGAAAACAAATAGAGATGGTCTTAAGTTTGAAGCTGGATATTATAAAAAAGATAAGTCTACAATTCCTAATCAACTAACTAATGAATGGGTTAAAAAAAGACAATCTATGCTTCCACCTCTCAATCATTTAGATGATTGTAATGGTATGCACTATACTATGCAGCTTTCTCTTTATGCTATTATGGCTGAAATCATTTTGGATATTCCTTGTGTAGGACTTGGTCTTTGTCATATAGGAAGTCCTTGGGTTTTAAATAAATACGGTCAACCTCTTAGAGATAATGAAGGTTATCATGTTGACCCAAACGGTGAAGAAACTGTTAAATGGTTTAAAATACAATATCTTAAGAACGAAGCTAAAGCTCTTCTTAAAGATAGATATTACAAATTGAAAGCTGATAATAAAACAAGTAATCAACAATTAAGTTTATTTTAATATGATTAAAAATGCTCTTTATAGTAAAGTCAAAGAATATGACTTTGAAAAACTATTTAAAAAGAAAGGTTATGCTTATTTTACTAACGGCGCTTATAATTTAAATATCATAGGTGTTCGTGCTGTTGGTCGTAATATAACAAATAGTTTTGACGATGTTCTTGTACTTATTTACAAAAGTCCTAGTGGACAATGGCAACGTCAGATTTATAATATTACCACAGACCCAGGTAGATATTATATGCTAAATCCTACTACTCGTAAGGGTACAGCTATTCTTGTTCCAGGTCAATATCGTGGAGCTTATCAAATAGATAAACATCGTGGTAAGTATCTCGCTCTTTGTCAGAGAAAGCCAGTTAAAGTTTATAGAGATAACAATAAGAATGGTGTATATGATTGGGATCCTGCTACTCTCGAACAAGGTCTTTATGGTATC